GTGCTGGCGAGCCCAAAAACCTGCTAGATTTTTCGGCGGCTTTTCGGGGCTTGAATTTAGACGGACAGAGGTGGTTATCCTATGAGTTTTGATTTTGGTAAGAAAAATATGGTATCGCCTCAGCAGCTTGGAAACGTAATAAAGTTAAGCGGTGAGCGCGTTAGACAGCTTGCCGATGAAGGCATATTTGAGGTAGAGAAAAACGGCCGTAACAGACGGCTCGATCTATTCCCGTCAATTCAACTGTACATCGAATATCTGCGTAAGCAGATGTCGCCTACTCGTAACATGAATGATGAGGAAAGAAAACTGAAAGCCGATGCCGACTGGAAAGAAGCCAGGGCTGATATTGAAGCAATGAAAAGGGATGAGATAAAGGGTTCATTGCATTCCTCCGATGATGTGCTGAAGATCACGCTCGATATGGTGATGGCCGTTCGGGCGTCTCTCCTGGCACTTCCGGGAATGTGCGCGATGGACTGTGCTAATGCTCAGACCGCTGCCGAGGCATCCGGAATAATTAAGAATGCTGTTAACGATATATTGAACGGATTAACAGATTATGAGTATAATCCGGAAAAATACAAGGAATTGGTGAGGGAGCGTGAGACGTGGATCCGTGCAGACAACGAAGAATGATATTGATAACAACTTGCTAAGTGTGGTTAAGACAGCCTTCCAGAGCTTTAAAGCTCCGGAGAATCTAACCGTATCCGAGTGGGCTGACCGATATAGGAAGCTCTCCCCGGAGAACTCAGCGGAAGCAGGACAGTGGAAAACTTCGAGGACACCATACCTTAAGGAGATCATGGATGCATTTACTGACGATAGCGTATATCATATCGTCGTAGTGGCAGGATCTCAGGTCGGTAAGACAGAATGCGAGCTTAATATGCTCGGTTATATGATAGATCAGGATCCGGGACCGGCGATGTTCGTCCTTCCGGCACTTGATAAAGCAGAAGACTTCTCTAAGCGACGACTTACTCCAATGCTTAGAGATACAGAGCCGCTTAAGGGCAAGATTGAAGCAGCAAAAGCGAAGAGCGGCAATAACACTATACTGAAAAAGATATATCCAGGCGGGATGCTTACCTTTGCAGGAAGCAACTCGCCTTCTTCATTGGCGTCAATTCCTGCTCGCTATGTGTTCGGCGATGAGGTGGACAGATGGACAAGGGACGCCGGAGGCGAAGGAGATCCGTGGAAATTGCTTGAGGCAAGAACCACGACATTCTATAACAGGAAGATGGTAGAGGTGAGTACACCGACGATTAAAGGTAATTCTCCAATAGTCTCAGCCTTCGAGCTGGGTACACAGGAATTTTGGTCGGTGCAATGCCCCGACTGCGGTGAATATCATTTTATAAATTTTGACTCAATGCGATTCGAGCCTAAGGTTATTAAGGTTGGAGGGCGTAAGCAGTTTTTAGTAGATAAAGTTGAGTACGCTTGCCCCGAATGTGGTTGCATTAACTCGGAACAGACAATGCGACACCAGCCTATGAAGTGGATTGCAAAATCCCCGGAGGCAGCAGCTAATGGCTGCCGTAGCTTTTGGATCAACGCATTTACCTCGCCTTGGAAGAGCTGGCAGGACATAGTAAGAGAGTTCCTGGAATCGAAAGACGATCCGGAAAAGCTTAAGACGGTTTATAATACGCTATTCGGTCAGCTCTGGGAGGAGAGGGCCGCAGTAGATGAGGACGAGATCATATCCAGGGCGGAAGAATACAATGCAGAGCTCCCTGAGGGAGTGCTTTGCCTAACCTGCGGCGTGGATACCCAGGATGACAGACTTGAGTATGAGGTAGTAGGTTACGGATTCTTTGAAGAGAACTGGGGCATAGAAAAAGGCATCATCATGGGAAGGCCTTCGGAGGAGGAGACCTGGATTAAGTTGGATGGTGTGCTTAATCGGGTATGGCACTTCGCTAATGGCCGAGGTCTTAGGATATCACTTACCTTTGTGGATTCCGGAGGGCACTATACTCAGGATGTGTATGAGAAGTGCGCCGCCAGAATAAATCAAAGGGTATTTGCAATTAAAGGAGCCAATAAACCGGACACGCCTTACACATCTCCGCCTAAGAAAGTGGATATAACAAGGCACGGGCGCACGGTTGGTAAGGCCTGGATGTATATGATCGGCGTCGATGCCGGTAAAGAGCATATAATGTCCGGGCTGAAGATTAAAGCGGAAGGCGCAAGGCGCTCACACTTTCCGAGTAACCCCGGGCGCGGTTACGATATGCTCTTTTACTCCGGGCTTCTGTCGGAGCGCATGACTTATAAAAATGACAGATGGAGATGGGAGAAGCTTCCAGGACATGAGAGAAATGAGGCGCTGGATTGCAGGAACTATGCCAACGCGGCTTTTAAGGTCCTGCATCCTAACCTTGATGATATTAAACAAAAACTCTCCGGAGCTGAGCCGCAGAAAAAAGAGGCAGCTCCGAAGAAGAAACTAAAACGACAAAGGAGGCAGTCAGGATATGATGATTTCTTATGATGCGCATACGGTTAATGGCATCGATTATATCTCAAAGCTGTATAACAATAATTTTGAGTATAAGATGATCGTTAATAATCTTGACGGTCTTGTGAATGTTATTCAGGAGTTTTCTTCCGGATCCGGAACAGTCACATCGTACACTCTGGGATCCCGGCAGGTATCGAGGCAGGTAAGCTCTTTATCTGAGGCAAGAGAATGGTGGGACGATCTGATGAGAAAGAAGAAGCTGCTTGAACAGAACAAGAAACCGAGAAAGGCAATCGGTGTAGTACCGAGAGATTGGTGATGAGATGTCAAATAACAAAGGTTATGGTTGGGCGGGAGCGTCCACCTATAAGCGAGCTCTTAGAGGGCTAAAGGCAATATCGACGTCTCCGGTCGAAGATATTGACGATAATAACCTGACGATGCGGCAGCGCGGACGACTCATGTATATGGGCTCTCCTATCGCGACAAGTGCTATTAAGACTAACCGCACAAACACTGTAGGTCTCGGTCTTAAGGTTAACCCGAGACCAGACGCGGAAGCGCTGGGACTAACTGTTGAGGAAGCCGCTGCCTGGTCTAAGCAGGTTAAAAAGGAATTCGGCATCTGGGCGAACCGAAAAGGAGCCTGTGATGCTACCGGAATGAATAATTTTTATGAGATACAGCAGATGCTCTTTATGAGCTGGCTTACCAGTGGAGATGTGTTCGCGCTTATGGAGCACAGTCCGAGGACGTTCCTTAATCCGTACAGCTTAAGGATTAAGGCTATCGAAGCTGACCGATGCGCTACAAAGAGTCCGTCGCATCTTTCCACATCCGGAAAGAATCCGGATAACGGTAATAAGATTTATGACGGAGTTGAGATCGATGCGAGTGGAGCTCCGGTTGCTTATTGGTTCAGAAACTCGCATCCGTTTGAGTCTACTATGGTTCCTACCAAGTGGGCGAGGGTGGAAGCATACGGAGCCAAGACCGGACTCCCTAACGTAATCCACATTGTGAACACTGAGCGCCCTGATCAGTACAGAGGCGTAAGCTACTTAGCTCCGGTAATAGAGGCTGTGCTTCAGATATCGAGGTATTCAAGCGCTGAAGTAATGGCAGCGGTAATAGAATCGATGCATACGGGATTCGTTAAGACCACAGAGGATCCTTCGGAGATGCCATTTAATGAGATTGGACCCTATGGCGAAGACGGAAGTGCTGAGCGGTATGATCCGCAGGATTATCATTTAGGCGCCGGAGAGATTAACGTAATGAATCCCGGAGAGTCTATTGACTTCCCTGTCCCTACGAGACCATCATCCGGCTTTGAGGGATTTGTTAAAGCAATCGCTTCTCAGGTGGGCGCCGCGCTCGAAATTCCAAGGGATATTCTCCTCAAGGAGTTCAACTCCAGTTATTCGGCGAGTCGTGGAGCCCTGCTTGAAGCGTGGAAGTCGTTTAAGATGTACAGAACTTGGTTCGTGAATGACTTTTGCGATCCCGTATATGAGATCTGGCTATCAGAAGCAGTCGCGCTCGGGCGTATCAATGCTCCGGGCTTTTTTAATGACAGAGCTATGCGCGAGGCTTGGCTTGGAACACAGTGGATAGGACCTTCACAGGGACAGCTTGATCCTACGAAGGAAATAACCGCAGAGATTCAGGCGTGCCAGAATGGATTTAGTACTTATGCTGATTCGGCTCTTAGAATAAATGGATCCGACTTTGACAGTAATGTCGATGCGCTTATCAAAGAGACCGCAAGGCTTAAGGAGATAACGCCACAGACCGCAGAGCCGGTGGCAGTAACCGACAACGAAGAAGATAAGGAGGAAGAAAAGGAATGAAGCTCTTTAAACACGAAGGGCCGCTTAACGAAGTTAAAGAGCGACAGCCCTTTACCATAGTTAAGAATGAGCTTGATAACACAGCCGAGGTTAATCTTTACGGCGAAGTTGTCAATAACAGGCCTAAGGACTTTTGGACCGATGAGGTAGACGATTCTATGTACATCGTCCTGAAGGAGTTCTTGGATGCGCTCAATGGTCTTAACAACTTTGACTCGATCACATTTAGGATCAACTCAGTAGGCGGAGACGCAGATGCAGGTAAGGCAATCTATAACCGCATCCGCGATATGAATGCTGAGACCACTACGATAGTTGATGGTCTTGCAGCTTCCGCAGCGTCAATAATCTTTATGGCAGGAGATAAGAGACAGGTTAATGTAGGATCTCAGATCATGGTGCATGGTGCCAGTACATTGCTTGTGGGTTACTACAACGCATCAGATGTTAAAGGCGCACTTGATATGCTTAAAGGCTATGATGATTCGCTGGCTACAATTTATGCGGACAGAACCGGCAACTCTAAGGAGTCAATGGCCCGCATGATCCAAAATACAACCTGGCTGTCAGCAAGTGACGCAGTAGAAAAGGGATTCGCTGATGAGATTATTAACGCTACTGAGCCGGTAGCGGCTAAAGTATCCGGCGCGGAGGATCTGATTGTAGTAAACGGCAATCCGTTAAGACTGTCTCCGGAGCTTATGCCGGCGCTCCGATATGGGAAGAATATCCCTATTGATAAGGTATTCCGCGGCAAAGGGCCGCTGAATATAGAAACCGAAAATATTCAAAGAAAGGAGAAAGAGATTATGAATATTGAGGAATTAAAAGCTCAGTATCCTGATCTTGTCGATGCTATCGCAAAAGAAGCATCGGAAGCGGCCCGAGCTGAATCCGAGAAGGTCGTTGCTGATGCCGTTCAGGCAGAGCGCGACAGAATCAAAGGTATTGAGGAGATCCAGAACCGTATCTCAGACAAAGAGCTTGTGAATAAAGCCAAGTATGATACGGCTATGGATGCAAAAGAACTTGCTTTTGAGGCGATGAAGGCAGAGGCCGATGTCAATGCAAAGGCGCTTGAGGCTATGGATTCTGATGCAAAGGGCTCCGGAGCTATGGATGTAGTTCCTGATCCGGTAGCTGGATCTGAAGTCGAAGCAAAGAAACAGGACGTCGCAGATGGTGCAGCATTGCTCGCAGAGGCGTTCAACAGATAGGATAAGAAGGAGGTAAAAACATGTTATCTTTTGAAGCTAACGATTTCGTAATTGCTGGCGCACGTGAGCAGCGCGTGGAGCACGTTACGATGACACCTGATGTAAGTAATACACTTACCAGGGGAACCATTTTGGCTAATGACGGCGATGGTACTTATTCTGCTCTTGCGAAGACTGCGGTTGCATCTTCTTCTATGAGCGTATCATCTCACGCCATTACAATCGCTGCTCAGAACGTAGACGCAAGTACTATCGAGGTTAAGTCCAGTGGTACAGCGCTCGTGGTAGGTACCGACTATGAGACAGCTGTTGATCCTGCAACAGGCTATACAGTGATCTCTCTTAAGTCAACATCTTCTTACTACTCTGAGGCATCCCTTGATGTGGCTTATTCAACCACTAATGTCCAGGATGCAGAGGTTATTCTTGCAGAGGACATTGAGGCAGGTAACTCTGATGTAGTTGCTACCGTATACGTTGCTGGTGACTTTGTTGTTGAAGGTCTTACTGCTGGTGTTGCTCTTACAGATGCCGCAGTACTTAACCTTAAGAATGCCGGTATCTATCTGGTACATGGCGTAGAAGCGTAAAGGAGGAAAAAGATGAATCTTTATGATACATTAACCATGCTTGAGGGTATCAAAGCGGCTAAGAAAACTCCGTCTTTCCTCAAGGATAATTATTTTCCCACATCACAGGGAGATATTTTTACCACAGAGAAGGTAACTGTGGACTTCGAGAATGACACTAATGACAAGCTTGCTCCTGCTGTAGTTAAGGGATCCGTTCCTGTACAGCGTGACGGCTTCCAGGCGCATGAGTACACTGCTCCGCTTATCGCTCCTTCAATGGCTCTTTCCATTGAGCAGCTTAACAGACGTGTATTCAATGAGTCTATCGTATCCGGTATGACTCCTGAGCAGAGGGAAGCACAGTATCTTGCTGATGATCTCAAGAAGCTCGATGCAATGATCACACGTAGAGAGGAGTATATGGCAGCTCGTACACTTCTCGACAACGCATACTCAATCAATCAGTATGTTAACGGCT